ATCATGAAAGGGGACTGTTCATGTTGGCGGACAGCAAGTTGAGCCGTGCAGTCTCTTGGCGTTTTGGTTCGCTTGGAAAGTTTTACGTATGGTCAACAACCAATTTGGTCACCCTGGCTCTGTGGTACCTCCATCAACAGACAGTGCTTTCGTTCAGGCAAGCCAGGTGCACAATACCTTAACTGGCAAGCCATCACAACTACTAAATTGTCTGAAGCAGGATTTGACACGGGAGTACAGAGCCGCCAACACCCCATGCGTTTACGGTCGCCACCGATCCCGAAGGATGAACTGAGGGTACCTACCTCAGCCCAGCAATATGGCTGCTAAACCTGAGCATGCGACTAGGCGTATTCCACTTAAGTGTCATACGGGAGTAGTCCTGTTCAAGTGCGATTTGCATATAAGGGGGAATCTTAAAGGCTTCCCAGAACGACACGCGGGCTGTCGTCGTGGGCTCCTTGAAACGCGTCGACATGCGTAATGCTAGATATTGCATACCAGATTCTAACTCTACCTTGCGCTTCGTTTCCGTTGTACCACGGATCAGCGTTTGGTAAAATTGACAGAATATTGGTACGTCACCAGCAAGTGCCATGCCACACATTCCGATGGCTCTTCGGTAGAAGTTATAGTCCGACTCGTGCTGTATGGGTTTTACCACAACCAGATCCTTACTGAGAACCACACGTGGGTCCCGTACCATACGGTACACCCCAGGTGTTATTTCAATAGGATGAGATTGACAGAAATCGATGTGCTCAATGATATACACTGGTTTCTCAACCTTAAGTATAAATCCTGACTCATCGAACCACCACACAATGCCATCAAGGAAGTCGGTTAAATCACCTGACTCCATGATGACGGTACAGTCGTCGCCATCGTTTATCAAGGCACACGTAATGCCCCTCAGCTGACAATAGGACCACACCATAGTGGTCATCAATGTTATGTTACCCAGTGATGTATTCATATCACCGGAACATCTACCACCATGGACATGATAACATATACAGCTGTCACAACAACGGACGAATCCGCGCGTTTTAAGCTGCATACGTAACATCCAAGCCAGGCTTTTATCTTGTAACCCAAAGAGTGCTCGGTATATTGAGTGTTCATATCGCAATGCCGCCTCTGATACGTGTTGGTCAAACCGACTCGCATCCAGCCCCACAGCGACAGGACACTTAAATCGTTTCCAAGACTCATAAATAGCCTGGCCTCTCTCATCAGCGTTGAGGCCTTTCATGACCGTTGGTCCTCCCCACATCTCGTCAATCGCACCATAAATCACATGCTCGCATGCTTTGGTGTAGACACCGAGACTCAAATTATAACGGGTCGATCTTGGTTGAATGATTCTTGGGTCAGAATCCTCATCCTCCATTGTCTCGCTATTCTTTGGTGTTAAGTTCAACTTCTCGGCCTTTACAAAACTTGACACAAAAGAGTCCTTCTCTTCCAATGGTTTAATAGCCAACGAATCTCGAGCTTTCTCATACGCCAACCGTTTACGCCCAGTATAAGCACTGATGAACTGATCAGTGGTTAAAGGTTTGACGGTTCGCGTATTCCTAAGCAGGGCACGTCGAGCTGCTCCATGGAAGTGACAGAACTTATTGTAGCAGGGTCTGTAGGGTCTCTCCCACCCTCCATTCCCAGTCTTGTGAAGGAACACTCGTGTGACGATTGCACGAAGTGCTGTGTCTTCATCAGCATTGTGTACGCCGTACTGAACCCCAACCCCTATTGGAGCAAGGTTGTAGATCTTACGCTCTCTATACCGACCCGCAATGCTCTCCCGGACTGCTAGCCTCTCGCGAGTTGGATCATTGGGACATCCCTCCAAACTGAATATTGCATCCAGGAAGAGATCTATGTCTAATCTCGCTGAGATTCCGGTTTTACATTGTGGGCCTCTCTAGAAAGCGGCACGGACGTAACGCGACTTCTTCTCCATCGGAGAGAGTTCTAAGGGGGAACATCGTAAGTACGTCAGCGAACGGTACACTTTATACAAATAACTTGTGTAGAATGCATCGTGCGCTGCTTCACTTGTGTTGATCTCATGTATGGTGGGAGTAAATATACACTCTATCAAGATGGTTACATGTTTTATCATGTCAACCCGCCTGAAACAAGTCATACGTCTCTCATCACCATTGATCTCAGCCACAATAGCCCTCCTTATAACATCCCGATTGGCCTCTGTGTCCGGTGGCGTGCCATGCTTGGTCTTAACACTTTGATAGATGAGGCGTTGAAACTTCGTGAGCTCAGTTTCCCCAACTGTCTCAATGTTATGACCCTGAATGGCGCGGATGTCTGCGAAGATGTCGCGGTGTCCCTTTCTTCGGATGAGCCCGAAGATAAGGGGCAGTGGACACCACAAGAATAGGAAAGCGACAACACATCCTATCATTGTGGTTGTTAGCTGTATAATGGTGTCCTTATCCAACGCTGCAGCTAAAACGTCGGCGGACTGTAAAATGTTCATAAATAAATCGATCATTGGAGCAGTAGATGCGTCAACAACTCACTAAGTTCATTTACTAAGAACAGACCTAATGTGAAGTTGGCGACTAGCTGTAGTCCAAACTTCTCCAAGTAGCCAGCTACAACCTGGAGGAGGTGTTCACGAGGTAACATTACGAACACAATAACCTAACTTTTCTACGAGGGCCTAGATGGGGTAGGGCCCAACCTAACTTTACTGTAAACCAGAG